AAAAACCCTTCAATTAAAGAATTAGATTCACCAACAATTATATTCAACACAACAGATGAGTTTTTTAAACGATTTATAAAATCAAAAAATGCCCTAAGTGAAGCTGAATATTTTTCACTATTCTCTAGAGAGGGGTTTAATGGAAAGGAAGTAATTTTTTCCATACAAGGGAACGCAGGTAATAAAGTAGATTTTATTGTAGATTCAGGTATATCAAAGTATGAACAAGACATAACAGAACCTATATGGTTTAGTGCTGAAGTTTTTAAGGAAATTTTAAAATCAAACATAGAATGTAAGGGGGTTATAAAAATATATAAAGAGGGGATTATTCAGTGTGATTTTAAAGAAACCATTGATGATCAAAACATAACAAGTAATTATTATTTAGTCAAACAACAAAAAAATTAATATGAAAGGAAGAAAAAAAGGTCAAACTAAAAGGCAGAGCAAAATAAAAGATGAATTATTATATCCTTATGAAATATGGATGGATGAAGATCAATATACTTTAATGGATGTGGAAAAAGCAAAACCTATGGGATTTTATACTAATATGGCAGCTCTTATAAATAAAATGATAAAATTAAATATAGCCAACAAAAAAGAAACATATACTTTAGTTGGTTTTCTAGAGTCATATAATAATGTAAAAGAAGAATTATTAAAACCCTTTAAAAACAAATAAAATGGAGTCACCAATTATACCATTAGCAGATAAGGTTGTAATTAAACCTATCGAAGAAGAAGAACAAACTTTTGGAAATTTAATAATCCCTGATATGGGGAGAGAAAAACCATTAGTAGGAATTGTGGTTGCTGTAGGGCCCGGTCGTATAACGGAAAGTGGAGCTCTTGTAGAAGTAACTTTAAAAGTTAAAGATAAAGTACTTGTCCCTAATTATGGAGCGGCAACAGTACAAGTTAAAGGGGAAGATTATATCATAGTAAGAGAACCTGATATTTTAGGAAAATTAAAAACAAAATAATATGAGTAAAATTATAAGTATAGGAACGGAAGCAAGAGAAAAATTAGTTTCGGGAGTAAATCAATTAGCAGATGCTGTAGTATCAACTTTAGGACCTAACGGACGAAATGTAATCATCGCACAAAGAGGAGGATTACTCCCTATATCAACCAAAGATGGTGTAACCGTTGCCAAAGTAATTGAATTAGAAGATCCTGTAGAAAATTTAGGAGCTCAAATGGTAAAACAAGCAGCCATTAGAACCGCTGATAGTGCAGGTGATGGAACAACCACCGCCACTTTGCTTGCAAAAGAAATGATTGAAGAAGGAATGAAACACCTCCACACAGGTAAAAGAAATGCAGTATCTATTAAAAAAGGAATAGAAAAAGCATCTAAAGAGGTAGTTGCAGCTCTTAAAAAAGCTTCTACTGACATTTCATCAGAAGAACAAATCAAACAAGTAGCTACAATTTCTTCAAATAATGATCGTGAAATAGGAAATTTAATTGCAGCTGCTATGGATAAAGTTGGAAGAGAAGGAGTAATTACAGTAGAAGAAAGCAAAACTCATGAAACAACATTAGAAACTGTTGAAGGAATGCAATTTGACAGAGGATACAAATCCCCTTATTTTGTTACTAATAATAATTCAATGCAAACAATGTTAGATGATCCTTATATACTTTTATATGATGGAAAAATCACAACCGTAAAGGAATTACTTCCTATTTTAGAAAGTATTTCATCCCAAAATAAATCTTTGCTTTTAATTGCTGAAGATATTGATGGAGAGGCATTGGCGGCTATGATTGTTAACAAAATGCGTGGAATTTTAAAATGTTGTGCTGTTAAAGCACCAGATTTTGGTGAAAGACGAACACTAATTCTGGAGGATATAGCTACTTTAACAGGAGGTACTGTTATTTCAAAACAAAAGGGTATGCGTTTAGATAAAACCAATTTTGATCATTTGGGGAAAGCAAGAGGAGTAACAATTACTAAAGATACCACAACAATAGTTGATGGAGTTGGAAAAGAAGAAGATATTGCTGCTCGTTTGAAAGAAATAAAAAGTCAAATCGATAAAGCTGAATCAAATTATGCTATTGAAAAATTACAAGAAAGATTAGCCAAAATGGCAGGTGGGGTTGCAATCATTAGTGTTGGTGGTTATACTGAAATAGAAATGAAAGAAAAAAAGGACAGAGTAGAAGATGCTCTTCACGCTACTAGAGCAGCAATTGATGAAGGTATTGTTGTTGGTGGGGGTGTTGCTTTGTTAAAAGCCCGAAAAGAAGTTTCATCTGAAGAAGGTGACAAAGATGAAGATTTAGGAAAAGAAATCTTGTTAAATGCTATTGAAAAACCTTTTATTCAAATTTTAAAAAATGCAGGAATTGAAAAATACCATAGTATTATGACTAAAATTGAAAACTCAACAGGAGATGAACAAGATATGGGTTTTAACATTAAAAAAAGAGAATATGTGGATATGATAGAAGAAGGTATTATAGACCCAACAAAAGTAACAAGAACAGCTTTAGAAAATGCTGTATCTGTTGCTGGGACAATGTTAATTACTGAATGTACAGTAGTTGATGATCCTGAAGATAAAAAAGAAGATGAAATGCCAAATATGATGATGTAAATGGAATTATGGGTAAACAAATATCGTCCACAAATTATTGATGAATTTATGGGAAGCTTAAATCTATTAAACCAAATAGATTACTTTTTAGAAAACGGAAGCATCCCACATTTATTATTTTACGGGCCTGCAGGAACAGGTAAAACTTCTCTTGCTAAATTAATTGTAAAAGAATTAGGGTGTGAATACCTTTACATAAATGCAAGTGATGAAAGAGGAATTGATACTATAAGAGATAAGATTGTTCCTTTTGCAAGCAGTATAGGTTTTAGTGATACAAAGGTTGTAATCTTAGATGAATCAGATTATTTAACCCCCCAAGCACAAGCTACTTTGAGAAATACAATGGAAACCTTTAGTGTAAATACTAGGTTTATTTTAACTTGTAATTACCTTGAAAGAATTATTTCACCTTTACAGAGTAGATGTCAATCTTTTGAAATAACCCCCCCGGATAAAAGAGAAGTACAAGAATATTGTTGGAAGCTTTTAAAACAAGAGGAAATCAAACATTCTCAAGAGGATTTACAAGAGGTTGTTACACAATTTTATCCAGATATAAGAAAAATAATAAACACTTTTCAAGGTTCAGTTGTTAGTGGTAAATTAATTATAGATAATGGTTCTATTAAAAATTCTGAAATAGGCCCAAAGGTAATTGAAGGATTAAAAAAAAGAAGCAGTATAACTAATTTAAGACAAACAATATCCAGTTCAGGAGCTAAGGAGTTTGATAGTTTGTTTCGATATTTATATGATAATGTAAACAGTTTTACTAAAAATGAAGGTGAAGCTATTTTAGCGATAGCTAAATATCAATATGAGTATACATTTGTAATAGATAAAGAAATCTGTATTGCTGCAATGTTAAATAAATTATTAAAATTATGTTAAAAGTTAAAGTAGGTTCTAATTCAATTGAAAAAGCCATTAAAATGTTTAAAAAAAAGTTTAAAGATTCGGGGGTAATAAATGAATTGAGGGAAAGACAACAATTTACAAAAAAATCAACTCAAAAAAGACAACAAATTAAAAAAGCAATATATAATCAAATAAAAAAAAATGAAGAATATGAATAACCAACAACAATTACAAATAGATTTTTCACAAACACAAGAAGTTAAATGTGAAGAATGTGAAGGAATTCATTTTGAACCTGCTTATCTAATGCGAAAGTTATCAGCTTTGCTTTCTCCAGCAGGAGAAGAAAGTTTGATTCCAATTTCTATTTTTAGATGTGCTGATTGTAAACATGTAAATAAAAAGTTTTTACCTAAAGAATTAGAAGAAATTAATGAATCCGTTTGATTTTTTAAAAATACTACATTACAAGAATAAAAAATGGGGCGATTTTAATGATGAAGAAAAGAAAGCCTTTAATGTTTTTATTGTAAACAAAGCTTTAAGTTTTAATCCTGACTATTTAAATTTAGTCAATACTATCCAAAAGTATACAAATGGTTATTTAACCCCCAAAGAAGTATTTAAAGTTTATAAACAGCTTCTTCCGAGCAATTTTAGGTTTTATAGGTGGATAAAAGGAAAAAAAGACATAAATAAAGAACTTTTAACCCAT